AGAATGGAAGACTTTTATGCATTTCTTAAAAAAAATAATTGGGACATGGATAAAATTAAAACAGGTAACTTAATAAAAAGATTAGAAGATATATTTGTAGAAGAAACAAGATTAAGAGTTAAGACTCAACAACCAAGAGTAATTAAAATTAAAACAATGAAAAAAATTGATGCAAGTGTATCACCAGTTAAATATCAAGAGGAGGTATTTTAATGTCTAAACCACCAACTTATGACAGAGATGTAGGCAAGAATTGGCATTTAAGATTTAGATTAATAATACAAGAACTAACAGAAGAGTTAGAACTTACACAAGTACAGCTACAAATAGCAGAAAGGAAATTAAAAAAGTATGAAGACAATAATACTAGGTCCACCAGGGACCGGAAAGACAACAACGTTGTTAAAATTAGTCGACGACTTTATACAAAATGGGATAAGACCTAAACAAATAGGTTACTTCTCATTTACAAAAAAAGCAGCAACAGAAGCAGCAGACAGAGCTGCAGAAAAATTTGGTTTAGATAAAGAAAACGATCTACCTTTTTTTAGAACTTTACATTCGTACGCATTTAATCAATTAGGTATGACAAAAGAAAAAATGATGAAGTCAGAAGACTATAAGGAATTTGGGCAAAAATGTGGCATACCTATTAAGACTGCAAAGTATTCTACAGAAGATGGTACATTCAATTCTGATAATGAGTATCTTACAATTATAAATACAGCACGTGTAAAACGTATGGATTTACTTGAGTATTATGACTCTAGGCAAAACATGTTAGACATAGAGCGAAATACATTGTATCTTTTAGCTGAAGAGTTAAATAAATTTAAAAAAGAAAAAGGTTTGAGAGACTTTACTGATTTACTTGAAGAGTTTATTTTAAAAGATTCTATAAATAAGTTTGAAGTTTTATTTATAGATGAAGCGCAAGACCTGTCTCTTTTACAATGGGACATGGTAAGAAAAATCTGGTCCCGAGCAAACAAAACATACATAGCAGGTGATGATGACCAGGCCATATTCAAGTGGGCTGGAGCTGATGTAGATCACTTTATAGCATTAAAAGAAGAAGTAGATGATATCAAAACTCTTGATCAATCATATAGAATACCAGGTGGCCCTATACATGAGCTATCACAAAACATTATAAGTAAAGTACAAAACAGATTTGACAAAGATTACAAACCCAGAGCAGCTGAAGGTATCTTAAAAAGATATTCAGACGTAACACAAGTAGATATGTCAGAAGGTAATTGGCTGGTGTTGTCATCAGCAAACTATTTTTTAGATGATGTCAAAGAACTATGTCAGATTCGTGGATGGTATTATCAATACAAAGGTATGAATTCTATACCACTTAAATTATTACTAGCACTTAACAACTGGGAGGCATGGCGTAAAGGTGGCATGCTTAATACACTAGAGATAAAAAACATATACGAATACTTGGGATCATATGTTATGCCTGGTTTTACAAAAGGTAAAACTCTACACGCTGATTCTAAATACAGCATTCAAGAATGTAAAGATAGTCATGGACTTATAACTGATAAGGTTTGGTACGAAGCTTTTGATGGACTAGATCCTATGACAGAAAACTATATTAGAAACATGAGAGCTAATGGCGAACAGATAAATAAAAACCCACGTATAAAAATGTCTACGATTCATGGTGCCAAAGGTGGTGAAGCAGACCAGGTGTTGTTAATGCAGGACCTGACTAATGCTGCGTTAGAAACTTTTAGTCATGACCCGGACGAACTACACAGGTTATTCTACACCGGAGCGACGCGCGCGAAGCGTGAACTGCATATTGTAGATCCTAAAAATTTTGAGAAGGCTTATTTGATATGAAAGAAGAAGCACAGTTTCTAGTAGATTTACAACATGAAAGTAACAAGATTCCTGAAACTAATAAAAATTTTGATGGTGAATACATAGCAAGAATATATGGTGGTGGTTGTGTGCCATACACACTTGTAGAAAAAGATGGAAGAGTTAGTAAAGGCATAATAGAAAAACGAGAAGTAAATGGAAAAGTAACTTTTGAAATTTTATATAGTAATGGAATAAGTTCAGGAAGAAAGTTTAATTCTTTTGGATTTGAAATAGGTAAATAAAATGTGGGATAATTTTCATGCAAAAACTTGTATATATTGTGGTGATATCTGGAGAATAGAAAAACATCATTACAAAGAATCTGTTGCAAATTCAGGAAGAAAAAGAACTTTTAGTAAAAAAAATACTCTTCCTACATGCAGAGAATGTAATGCATTATTAGGTGCATCAAACCCAAGTTATATTGATTGTTGTTATATATTGTATGAAAAAGTAAGTAGTCGACACAAAGATTTATTGAGTATGCCTAATTGGACTAAAGAAGAATTAAGTGAGTTATCAAAAAATTTAAGACGTAAAACAAAATTAGCTATGCTTAAAAAAGAAATACACATGAATAGATTAGAACAATTATTAAAAAATGCACAAAGCACACTAACTTATGAAAGCGTAAAAGATATAGTTATATATGGAGGACAACTATGAGTAAAGTATGGAACAAGCAGCACGGCGGAAGTCACTATCAAAAGTATGTTATTCAACCAAGTAAGTTTGTAGTAGAAAATAAACTTTTATATCCCGAAGGATGTGCTATAAAATATATTATAAGGCATCAAGATAAAGGCAAGAAGCAAGACTTGTTGAAGGCCATTCATTTTATCGAGATGATAATTGAAAGGGATTATAAGTGAGAAACACACAGATACCTCTGTTTACACCAGAGACTGAATGGGTAATGCCAGACAGTTTAAAAGAATTAAAAGGTTATAAAGAAATAGCAATTGACCTAGAAACTAATGATCCAAACTTACTAACACTTGGTTCTGCTAACGTTGCAGGCGATGGCCACATAGTTGGTGTAGCTGTAGCTGTTGATGGTTGGAAAGGTTATTACCCTGTTGCACATGAAGGCGGTGGCAACATGGATAAGAAATTAGTTTACTCTTGGCTACAAGATATACTTAATCAAACAGATACTACATTTATATTTCACAATGCAATGTATGATGTGTGTTGGTTACGTCGAGAAGGTCTGACAATAAATGGCCACATTGTTGACACAATGATTGCAGCCAGTCTTATTGATGAAAACAGATTATCTTATAGATTAGATATACTTTCTAAACATTACATTGGTTTAGGTAAAGATGAAAAAATTTTAATTGAAGCTGCAAAAGATTATGGTCTTGATCCTAAAAAAGATATGTGGAGATTGCCAGCGCTTTTTGTTGGACAGTACGCGGAACGTGA